CGGGTGAACTTTGGTGAGCGGGCCATTCGGGATGATCAGTTCGTGAATCGGGCTGCGGAGATGTGGATTGAGTTCGGTCGGATGGTGGAGGAGGGTAAGGTGAATCTGGGTCCGGTGGGTACGGATGAGGTGCTTCTCCAGCAGTTCGTGAGTCGGAAGGTTCGGACCAATGGGAAGGGGAAGCTGACGCTGGAGGGGAAGGACGAGCTGCGGGCGCGGGGCGTGAACAGTCCTGATCGGGCGGATGCGGTGGTACTGGCTTTCTGTGGTGGTGGCGGGAAGCGGATGGATGAGTATATGCGGGCGGTGAATGAGGATGGTCGGAGTTTGATGGAGAGGTTAGAGGATGAGATTGGCCCACTAGAACCGAGCGAAAAAGGGGTTGCGCTTGCTGGATGTGATGTTGGGGGGTAGGAAAGGAGCAATATTTTATGATGAGCGATAAACAGCGGAATGCGTTGCAGGGCCAGATCGTGGAGGCCGTGAGCCAGCGCAGTCCGTGGGAGATACGTCAGACTCGGTGGTATGAGCTGCGGCACAATGGTTTGCGCCGTGCGAATAAGCCCTGGCCGAAGGCGGCGGATCTGCATTGGCCGCTCATTGATACGGCCATCGAGAAGCTCAAGCCGCTATTCCTCCAGCAGGCTCTCGGAATGGATGTAGTGGCCAGCTTTGTTCCGATGCGCCAGCAGTTGAATGCTTATACCCGCGTAGCGGAGGATTGGTTTAATTACAAGATTCGGGAGAAGACCAACTTCGTGGATGAGGTGTTGAGCTGGGTGGATTACACGCTGATGAGCGGGCGCGGTGTGATGAAGTGCTTCTGGAATCCCGGTGATAAACAGGTGGGATTTGAGGCGATTGATCCGATGTATTTCGTGGTCCCGGCGTATACGGTTGATTTGCAGGATGCGGACTGGGCGGTGCATGTGATGCCGATGAGTGTTCCGGCTTACAAGCGGGTGGCCGCGCAGTTGGGATGGAAGAGCGATCCCAAGACCATTGAGAAGATCCGGGGTAACCCGCAGCAGGATGATAACATTCCGGGGGCGGCGACCGAGGATAGCGCGAAGCAGTTGCGCGAGGGTATCACTTACACCACGAACACGGATGGCGTGATCGTTTGGGAGGTTTACCGGAAGCGGGATGATGGGGTGTGGGAGGTTTATACCTATAGCCCTGCGGCGGTGGATCTCGATCTGCGGGACCCGATGGAATTGCCCTATGATCATGGCCAATGCCCGTTCGTGGATTTCCCGTATGAGATCAAGGACAAGGGCTGGTTCAGCCCGCGAGGAGTGTGCGAGATTCTGGCGGCGTTCGAGCTGAGCATGACTGCTATGTGGAATCACAAGCATGACGCGATGACGCTGTACAATCGCCCGCTGTTCCGTGCGGAGCGGGAGCTGCCCAACAGCATCAACCTGCGGTTCCAGCCGGGACAGATTCTCCCGTATGGGGTGGCCCCGGTTCAGATGCCGCAGCCTCCCGTGAGCTTTGATCAGGAGCTGAATCAGACTCGGGCCATTGCAGAGAACCGGATCGGTAGCCCGGACTACGCGATGAGTAGTGCGATGAGCAGCGGCAGTGATCGACGTACGGCGACCGAGATCCAGAGCATCAACGCTCAGTCGATGCAGAGCGGTGATCTGCGGGCGCGGTTGTTCCGCATGGCACTTGGCAAGCTGTACCGGCAGAGCTGGAGTTTGTATGTGCAGTACGATAGCAAGAGCCTGCGCTACCGATTCGCGGAGGACTCGCTGGATGCTGATCCGGTGGCACTGCATGACCAGTATGAGCTGGAGCCGAAGGGTGGAATGGACATGGTGAGCCGTCAGATGATGGTTCAGCAGGCCATCAATCGTAAGCAGTTGTTCATGAACTCGCCCTGGGTGGATCAGGTGGCCTTGGACAAGAGCATCATGGAGCTGGATGATCCGAGCCTGGTGAAGAAATTGATCCGTGATCCGGGTCAGAAGCAGCAGGACGAGCTGGAGGACGAGACCAAGACGATTCCGACTCTGCTGGTGGGCATTCCGGTGCCCGCGAAGCCGGGTCAGAACTACGCTGGGCGCATCGGGGTGCTGATGCAGTACCTGAATGGTGCGATCCAGCAGGGTCAACAGTTCAGTCCTGCGGCGCAGAATGCGTTCATGGTGCGTTTGGACTCCCTGCTACAGGCTTACGAGCAGGTGGCGACCAATGAGGCGCGGAAATTGCGGAAGGAGATCCAGAAATTCCTCACGGGAAGCGGTCTTTTGCCGAATCAGCAGCAGCAAGTACCGGTTCCGCAGCCTGAGATGGCACAAGCCCCTGTTTAAGAACACAAATGACCTGCAAAGATTGCCGATATCGAGCCTCAGACAGCACTTGTCGGAGGTTGCCGCCTACCAGTAGACCCACTTGTTGGCCCACTGTCCTAAGTTTTGATTGGTGCGGTGAATTCCACCCTATGACTACCATTGTTGAACCCCCTCAGCCGATTCCGACTGCGATTCCGGCCCCTACTCCTTATGTAGCTACCAATTTGGAGCAGCTTGAGGAGGGTGTGGCACCGAAAATCAGGTTCCAGAAGACTAGGAAGTCCGAGAACATCAAGGAATTGCAGGATTCACCCCTATTCCAGTCCTGATATGGCTGAGTACCAAGGCAAGAAGGTCACGCTGAACAAGCCGTTCTACACTCCGGGCGAGGCCAAGAAGAAGGCCGTGTATGTTCGCAACCCGAAGGGGACGATCATCAAGGTCCGATTCGGTGATCCCAAGATGGAGATCAAAAAGGATGACCCGGAACGGCGAAAGAACTTCCGTGCGCGGCATAACTGCGATACGGCGACGGATAAAACAACCCCGAGACACTGGAGCTGCAAAGCATGGTAATCACATAATCCCATGAAGAAGAAATCGAAGTTCAGCAAACTGGCAATGGAACTCAAGAAGGAGGGCGCGGATGATCCGAAGGCTCTCGCGGCATACATCGGTCGCAAGAACCTCGGGGCCGCTGAGTTCATGCGCCGTCAGGCTGCTGGTCGGAAGAAGGCCGCTGCCAAATGATCAGCTTCCTCGCGAAACTCAGGACCGCTTGGACTTTCTCGCGGCATCAGATGTGGGTCGATCCGCTTCCTTGGCGAAAGGAGGACGCGGCTGCGCTCAACAATTTCTTCAGAAGCGATACTGGCAAACGATTCAAGGACGCACTGTTAAACACTGTTCTAATGCAGAACGCTTCTGCTATAACTGACCGAAACCATTTGCAATACTCCTCAGGATTTGCAATGGGTCAGGCCAGTCTTGTGAAGGTCATCGAGATGATGGCCGATCAGGAATCAATTACGGGGCAGGAAGATGATCCGGATTCTGCCACGAATACATAGGATCAAAGTTGCGGTTGTTGGTCTGTGCGGACCAGCAAACGAGTAAAAGCACAACATGTCAGACGAATCAATCAGTGCAGATGGCCTACTCGCCCTAGCCAGAGATCACGATGCCGGTGTCGATATCGACAGCCAGCCAAGGGAGTCGTCTCCAACACCAAGTGAGACAGCTTCGACTGAGCAGGAATCCTCAAATGAGGTGACCGCCAGCAAAGAGTTCGATGGTGGTGAGAAGGAAGTAAGCACAAAGTCAGAGACTGAAACCAAGGCGGCAAAGACTGAGCCGAAGGTTGATAAGGAGAAGAGCAAGTTCGCCCAGGAGCAAAACCGAAAGGCCAAGACCTGGGAGCAAATCAACGCTGAGAAGGAGGCCCTCAAGGCTGAGCGCGAAGCGGTGAAGCGTGAGCGTGAGGAATGGAGCAGGAGCCGGGAGCAATCCAAGGCTACCGAGACCAATTCTCATCGGGACGAGAAGGGTTATACGGCGGAGGACTACGAGGCTGCGGCTAAGGAGTTCGAGGCTGATGGCGATTCTCAGTTGGCCAAGGCAGCGCGAGCCAAGGCTGATAATGTCAGGAAAGCGGCTGGTGAAAGACAGCAGAAGGTTCAACAGGAGCAGTTCCAGAAGTCATGGG